ATAAGTTGAACACGACCGCAATTTTGGGCATCAAAAAGTCAGGAACGAAACATTTTGTTAAAAATTTAACACAACAACAAAAAATGAAACAATACAAATGGAAGTTATCCGATGGATATCCTGAAAAAAACGGATACAAAGTTTTTTCCTGCTTCGCCTGTGGAGGCGGATCAACCATGGGATACAAACGTGCCGGATTCGATGTGATCGGAATGAATGAAATCGATCCGAAGATGGCCGACGCCTACATAGCGAACCACAATCCAAAACACGCATTCATTGAACCGATTCAAACATTTAAGGATCGTGAAGATTTACCCGATGAATTGTTTGATCTTGACATACTGGATGGATCACCACCGTGTTCATCATTTTCAATGGCTGGTGTTCGGGATCGTGATTGGGGAAAAGAAAAGAAATTCCGAGAGGGTCAGGCCGAACAGGTTTTGGATACATTGTTTTTTGATTTCATTGATTTGGCAAAACGACTGCAACCAAAAATCGTATTGGCTGAAAATGTCAAAGGGATGTTGCTGGGTGATGCAAAGGAATATGTCCGTGAAGTATACAAACAAATGGATGCTGCTGGATATTATGTGCAGCATTGGTTGTTGAACGGTGCGGATATGGGATTGCCACAAAGACGTGAACGCGTTTTTTTCGTTTCAATGCGCAAAGATTTGGCTGATCCATTTTTGTATTTCAAAGATATGTTCACACAGGTGCCAAAACTTGATTTGGAATTCAGTGAACGTTGGGTGAAATACCGTGAATTCAAAACAGGTGAAATTGGGAGGCCGGTCACAAAGGGTGATTTGACGTTGTGGAAAAACAGCATCCCCAGCGATCGCGATTTAGGTGATGTTAACAAACGTGTGTTCAACAAAGAATCCCGATTTGGTGTGAAATTTATTGATGAAGATATAACACCACTAACAATTGTCGCTGGCGGTGACGGTGTTCCTGTTTTAAGAGATCAACCGAACAAAATCCCATACAACGAGGTTTCAATGATTTCATCGTTTCCATTGGATTACGACTATAGAGAAAACAAACCTGAATACATTATGGGAATGTCAGTTCCACCGCTAATGATCCAAAAGATTGTGGAACAAATACAAATTCAATGGCTGGATAAATTATGAGCAAGGGAAGAAAACCAAAACCAACGGCAATTTTAAAAGCGCAGGGCACCTACGATGCCAGTCGACACAAAAATCGATTGGAGGCTGAAGGCGTTCCATCACAACCATCGGTGCAATCTGCTGATGACACGTTTGAATGGTTGGTCAAAAAATTAGATGATCTTGGCGTTGTCGCTGAAGTTGATGCAATGGCATTGCAAATGTTGGCGGATGCGTGGGAGGATTACCAAGTCGCAAGGAACGTGATCAAAGAACACGGACCAACGTATTCCACCACAACGGCACAGGGCGATTTGATGTGGAGGCCACGACCGGAGGTATTGATGATGAATCAATCGTGGTCCAAAGTTGAAAAGATGATGGTCCAATTTGGACTGACCGCATCCAGCCGGGCAAAGATTGAGACGCAAGAAAAGATTGAAACACTTGATGACCTTTTGCAATAATGTATCACGATCAAAACAAAGCAAACCGAATCATCAATTTCATTGAACGCGTGTGCACACACGTCAAAGGTGATTTGGCTGGCCAACCGTTCCTGTTGGAGCAATGGCAAAAAGAATATATTGGTCAATTATTTGGCACAATGAACGACAACGGTCAACGGCAATACCGCACATCGTATGTGCAGATTCCACGAAAAAATGGAAAATCAAATTTGTTGGCGGCCGTGGCATTGGCGATGTTGTTCGTTGAAAAAGAAGCGGGTGCGGAAATCTATTGTTGTGCATCATCACGCGATCAGGCAAACGCCATTTTTGATGTGTGTAAACAAATGGTTCGAAACAAGGCCGTTTTGACTAACGGTTGCAAGGTGTTCAGGAATTCCATCGTATTAAACGGAACGAATTCATTCCTGAAAGCAGTGGCCAGTGATGCGGGTGTTTTGCATGGGGCAAATGCATCGTGTGTTTTGTACGATGAGGTTCACACGGCCAAAACCGATGAGTTGTGGAATGTGATGGCCACATCAATGGGTGCAAGATCACAACCTTTGATGTTTGGTATTTCCACCGCTGGATTGTTTGATCCGAATTCCATTTGCTACAAATTGTATGATTACGGAAAGAAGGTTCGTGAGGGTGTAATTCAAGATGACACATTTTTGCCGTTGATTTACGAAGCCGATCCGGAGGATGACATTCACGATCCTGATGTTTGGAAAAAGGCCAATCCGAATTTTGGCGTTTCCATCAAACCTGAATATTTTGAAAAGATGTCACAGGAAGCCAAATCAATGACATCCACCGAAGTTGCGTTCAGGCAATTGCATTTGAATCAATGGGTGAATTCATTGGCATCGTGGATCACCGATTCCGAATGGATGGATTCCGCTGGAATGATTCCGTGGGATCAATTGAAGGGCCGCGATTGTTATGCCGGACTCGATTTGGCTGCAACGGAAGATGTCACCGCATTTGTGATGGTTTTTCCGTGGGATGATGGATCAATCAAAGTCGTTCCAAAATTATTTGTTTCACAAGCTGCCGTTGATCGTAGACACAAACAAACAGGTGGATCGTATGCATCCTTTGTTTCCAATGGTGAATTGATCGTGACTGATGGGAATTCCACCGATTACGATGTGATTCAGCGCGTGATCTTGGAGTGTGCTGAATCTTACAATGTGAAATCCGTGGCCTATGACCGTTGGAATTCCAATTCATTGGTCCAGCAATTAACGGACAAAGGAATTGAAATGGATCCGTTTGGCCAGGGGTTTATTTCGATGACCGCACCAATTAAAAATGCAGAAATCCTGATCAAAAAGAAGTTATTGCATCACGCAGGTCACGGAATGTTGCGTTGGATGGCGGCAAATGTGGTCACAAAAAAGGATGATGCGGAAAATATAAAATTCAGCAAATCAAAAGCGGGTGACAAAATTGATGGAGTCATTGCAATGATTATGGCACTGGGTGAAATGATCACGTCGGAGGGTAAAGATATGACCGGATCATCAACGTATGAATCGCAAGGAATCCGAATGTTATGATGAAACTGGATGATGCCCGTGAATTGGGATTGATGTTGTTTGAAAACGGATTCACACCGTGGATGGCAGAAACAGGTGATGGATACATTGTCAGGGTGTTGATAAATGGTGAAATCATCAATGTGTTTCGTACTGATGTTGAATCAGTTGGAGGTAATTAAAAAATTCATATATTGTTGAAAACAAAATATTTTATTATGTTTCACACAACAACAACAAATGTTTCCGTAAATTACACCATTATGCAACCAATTGATGATGTAGAAATTGGCGATATTATTGAAATGTCGCGCACAGGAAAAGAATTTTTGGTGGAATCCATTTCACCATCGGGCATCGTTTTGAAGGAATGCACACGATATGTTTCATTCAGTCGTGCTGCATTGAACGAACGATTGAAACGCAACGTTGCGATTCATAAGCCCATATAGAGAACCACGGAGCGTTCTGTTCCGATTGGTGGTTTTGGTTTGGTGGGGAACGCTGTGGTGGCGTTCCCCTTTTTATTTCCAAATGTTTGATTGTGAATAATTAAACGCAAATGTTAAATTTTGAACATTGCATACGTTGTTGTATATTCACATCGAATTGTACAATCATCTTTCAAGCGAATGGCCGAAAATCAAAATTTATTTGGGCGAATACTCGGAGCATTCCGAAACAACCCAAACCGACCATCCACTTCGCTGGCCAATCCAGCAGAATGGATGTTTTCGGATAACGAATCAAAAACAGGCATTGCAGTCACGGAAAATAGTGCGATGCAATTGTCGGCAGTTTTCGGTGCCGTTCGTGTGATTTCCGAAACAATGGCAACATTGCCGTGGAACGTAAAGCAAACAAATAACGGAATCGTTCAGGATGCCGATGCGCACCCGATCAACAAATTGATCCATCATCCAAATGCGATGATGACTGATTTCACATTCCGTGAGACGTGCCAGGCACATTTGTGTTTGCACGGCAATGCATTCATAGCGATCAAACGCGACGGTGCTGGAAATCCATTGCAATTGATTCCGATCCATCCTGATCGTGTTCAGGTGAAAGTATATCAAGATGAAAAATTCTATCAAGTAGACGGAAAAGAAACGTTTGATGATTCCGAAATCATCCACCTTGTTGGATTGGGTTTCGATGGGATCGTTGGAAAATCCGTGATTGAAGCGGCACGTGAGTCCATTGGACTGGGATTGGCTGCTGATCGTTTCGGTGGTTCGTTCTTTGGTAATGGCGCAAACGTTTCTGCGGTCCTAACACACCCGGGTCGTTTGAGTGATGAAGCCTATAAACGACTCATTCGTTCGTGGCAACAACGCAACGCGGGATTGGATAACGCACACAAAACTGCGATCCTTGAGGAAGGAATGAAGGTTGAAAAAATGTCGATCAGTCCACAGGAATCGCAATTCATATCAACGCGGAAATTTGGCGTTGAAGATATCGCACGTTTTTTCCGTATTCCATTGGCTTATTTGGGATCAATGGAAAATTCATCCACACGGGCCAATGTTGAAGAACAGGGAATCATGTTTCAACGGAATACAATTTTGCCGTGGGTGAAACGCTGGGAATCCGAATTCAATCGAAAATTGTTTATTGGCGATTCAGCGTATTACATCCGTTTCAATATGGATGGATTGTTGCGTGGTGATATTCGTTCAAGATATGAAGCCTATACAAAAGGACGTCAATGGGGATGGATATCTGCAAACGACGTTCGGAAAATGGAAAACATGGCACCGATTGATGGTGGCGATGCATACCTCCAACCGTTGAATATGGTTGAAGTTGGACAACCGCAAAACGATGATGCCGATGCCGTGGAATAATTACCCAAAGGCAGCGAGCGAAAACGCACAAAAAGCATTGGATCACCGTGAAGAACACGGAACCGATTGCGGAACGCCAGTAGGTTGGCAACGTGCGAATCAATTGGCTGGTCGTGAATCGATTTCGGACGATGTTTTGGTTCGGACCTATTCATTTTTATCACGCGCAAAGGTCTATGATCAAGGGCGTTTTTTTGATGAAGATGGAAAAGAGATTTGCGGATCGGTAATGTTTGCAGCCTGGGGAGGTGATGAAATGCTGAATTGGGCAAAAAGAACGATTGAACAAATGAAAGAAGATAAAAACGAAAGACATATAAAATCCGTCATTGAAACCGATGATGAAATCGTGATCACATTTGGAAAAGGCGAAATGGTTGATGATCCTGAAACGGAATCAAAAACGGAAAAACGTGCAGAGCCAAACGAATTGGCGGTTGGTGATTTTGTGCGTTGGAATTCATCAGGCGGCAATGCGTACGGCCGAATCATTCAAGTTGAAACGGACGGCGAATTGGAAGCAGATTCAGGATTCATCGTCACAGGGACACCGGATGATCCAGCGGCATTGATCAGGATTTACCGCTATGATTCCGAATCGGATGCATATGTGGAACGCAAACCTGTTTTGAATGTGGTCCACAAATTCAGCACATTGGAAAAATTCGATGCTGAAGTTCGCAAATCATCAGTTGTAAAAGAACAACGCGAATTCCGAATGGAAAACGCGGAACAAAATGGAAACACGATCCGTGGTTATGCCGCCGTTTACAATTCGGATTCCGAATGGATGGGTGGATTCTACGAACAAATTGAAACAGGTGCGTTTGATGAGGTACTGAATGATGACGTTCGTGCCTATTTTAACCACGATGAAAACTTATTATTGGGACGTGTTTCATCAGGAACATTAAGAATCAGCACGGACAAACGCGGTTTGTTTTATGAAGTTGATTTACCAAAAACATCATATGCGAATGATCTAGTGGAATTGATGCAGCGTGGAGACGTGAATCAATCATCATTTGCATTCCTAATTGAAAGAGACCGATGGGAACAACGCGATGGCGTTACTTATCGGATCATTGAGAAAGTATCACGTTTGATCGATGTATCTCCGGTTTCAATGCCGGCTTATCCAAGCGCAACGAGTGAATTGAAAAAACGAGATTTGGAACCTGAAACAAAAGCAGAAGTTGAAACGGCAGCGGATGAACAAACACCCGAATCCAATTCAACTGAATCTGCCAATGTGGATGATTCCGCCATTTATTTGTATAAAAGTAAAATTCTAAATTTTTAACACGATGAAAAACATCGAATTGCGCGGCAAACGCGCTGAATTGATCAAGCAAGCAACGAATATCGTTGAGGCTGCTCAAGCAGAAGGACGTTCATTGAACGCAGAAGAAAAAACAAAATTCGACGCAATGGAAGCGGATGCACGTGGCATCAAAGAACAAATTGATGTTCTTGAGCGCACTGCTGAAATGAAAAAAGAATTGGCTGCAAATGCAGAAGTTCGTGAGGCTGCTCCAAAAGCAACACGCAAAGGTGCATTCGAAAAATACCTACGCAACGGTATGGGTTCTTTGAACGCAAACGAGCGTTCAATGATGGCTGAATTACGTGGAACATCAACGCAAGTTGCTGGAACCGATTCATTGGGTGGATTCCTTGTACCGCAAGATTTCAGCAATGAGTTGGATATCGCAACATTGTTCACTGGTGAAGTTGAGCGTCTTGCAAAGAAATTGAACACTGCTGGTGGCGCATTGTTGGATTACCCAACAATTAACGATACCGCAACTGACGCTGGTCTAACAAACGAGGCTGCTGCGGTTACCGTTCAAGATATGACATTCGCAAATGCACAATTGTCTGCATACAACTACGCATCACAAGTTCGTGTTTCAATGCAGTTGTTACAGGATAACGCATTCGATTTGAACGCGTTCCTTGCTGAATCAATGGGTGAAAGAATCGCACGTGCAACAAACGCTGCATTCACAACAGGTAGTGGTTCAAGCCAACCACAGGGGATCATCACCGGTGCAACATTAGGAAACACCGCTGCATCTGCAACGGCAATCGCCGCTGATGACATCCTCGATTTGGTACACAGTTTAGATCCGAGTTACCGCAACAAACCATCATTCGGTTTGATGGCGCACGATAACGTGATCGCAGCGATCCGTGCATTGGGTATTGGTTCAAGCAACGATTTCCCAATCTTCATTCCATCAATGGCTGCTGGTGAACCTGACAAATTGTTCGGTTACAACCTATACTACAACAACGATATGGCATCTGCAATCACCACAGGTCAAAAGACCTTGTTGGCGGCTGATTTCAGCAAGTTCGTTGTTCGTACTGCTGGTGGCGTTCAGTTCGTTCGTTTAAATGAGCGTTATATGGACGAATTAGAGGTTGGCTACGTGGCATTTGCCCGTAAAGACTCAAAAGTTCTTGACACTCGCGCCGTCAAATATTTGGCTCAAGCCTAATAGATGAAGGTTAGATTTTTAAAATCAATCACAGGATCAGGATTCCACTACCGCAAACATGCGGTGGTGGATATCCAATCCGAAGAAAGATTGGTTGATTTTCTTAATGCTGGATTTTGTGAAGCGATTGCGGAACCACCGAAAACGCGCGCAAAAAAAGCGGTAAAGAAAACCACTACAAAAGAAACACGATAGAAGATGGCAATTGATATTGTAACGGCGGCCGCATCCGAACCCATCACATTGGTGGAGGCAAAAAACTTTTTGCGCGTTGATCATTCCGATGATGACGCGTTGATTGAGGCATTGATTACCGCCGCCCGTCAAATGTGTGAAGAATACACACGGCGCATTTTGGTCACTACAACGGTCGATGAATATTTCGATCAATTTCCGCACAATCATTGGGCGGGACATTCCAATTTGTTGTATTTGTCGCGCGGTCCAGTTACAAGTATTGATTCCGTCAAATACGTGGATGAAATAGGATCAACACAAACGATTTCATCATCGTTATATGTTACGGACCTAATTTCCGAACCGGCACGTGTTCAATCAACTGATGGTTGGACCACAGGCGCGGGCGTTATCAATCAATTGATCGTGCGTTATGTTGTAGGGACTGATGTTTCTGCAATTCCAAAGCCATTGATTCAGGGAATGATGTTGGTCATTTCCGAATTGTACGATCAACGAATGGATCGTGTTCGCCAGTTGCCAACGGCATCGGAATATTTGTGGAACCCATATCGAATTTTCACATTCTAATGATTGATCAATCAGGACAATTGGATCGCAGAATCGTGATCCAAGGCTATACCACCAGCACCGACGCGTTCGGTGAAGTTGTGAAATCATTCACGACATTGGCCACGGTATGGGCAAAGGTTGAGGAAAAAAGCGGAAAAGAAGGTGAAGATGGGAACCAAATAGTTGCGAGTAAAAAGGTGGAATTTTTCATCCGATACCGCAACGATATCAATGAGCAAATGCGCATTGTGTACAACAACGAAACATACAAAATTGAAACTATCCTGAATGCCGATTCACGCAAAGCATTCCAAAGGATCGTGACACGATTTGCGGACTAATGGGAACAACGGCCGAAAGAATGATGTCAGCAAGAAGTTCACGCGGTGGAAACACTGGCGGGGCTTTTATTGGTTTTGATGAAAGGGATATCAAAAAGGAATTTGAACGTGCGTTCAAAGAATTGGAGAATCTACACGATGGGGTGACCACGGCGCAAATTCGCCGCATCGCACGTAAGTCATTGAAACCGATGGTGAAGGCATACAAAGAGGAGGCTAAAGCCAAAAGCAAACGCAATTTCGTTGTTTATCGAAACGGTGGAATTTATGCAGAAATCAAGCCTGGAACACTTTCAAAATCCATGGGGATCATCACAACGAAAGTGAACCGTGGATCAACATTCGCATCATTGCAAGTTGGTCCAAGGGTGAAGCGTTCATTTTCCGATCCTGAAAAGGGCGGATGGTTTGCGCACTTTTTGGAATACGGCTATTTACAGGACGGCGGATATAAAAGTGGAATTCAAGGATTCGCAAGTCGGGCGCGGATGAAAAATTCATCAGGCGTTGGAAACGAATTCAAAAGATTGATGCGTTCATTTTTGAATAAAAAGGTAAAAGCCGCACGGGTATGATAGGAAAGGTTATCAAATACACATTCGACAATGATTCAGCATTGAACACATTGTTTGGTGGGCGCGTTTTTCCTGTTGTTGGCGCACAATCACAAACGACTCCGTTCGCAATCTATGAGGTGGTAAACATCACCACCAGTATGACGAAAGAATCGGATTCGCACATTGATGATATTGATGTCAGGATCACGTTGATTTCAACAAAGTATTCCGACACACAAAACGCCGTTGAATACGTTCGGAGTGCATTCGTAAGAATGGACCAAACGATTGGCGGGGTGAAAGTAAAATCGTGCGCCTTTGAAGGCCAACGCGATTTGTTCAGCGATGATGAACGAACATTTGGATCACAAGTTGATCTACAATTTCGGATATCACGCGATTGATTTAGTAATTTGTAAAACGATAAAAAACAAACAAAAATGGCTGCAACAAGCATAATGAATTCAACCGACGTTGTGATTCAAATCAGCGAAGATGGTGGAACGTCTTACGACATCATCGGCCGTGCGACATCGGCATCATTGAGTGTTTCAATGGAAACACGCGATACAACAAACAAAGATTCTGCTGGATGGCAAGAAAATCTTGAAGGATTGAAATCTTGGTCATTGAGTGGTGACGGATTGGTGACCTACTCAATTAGCGGTGACTATGACACACCTGATGATCTGTTCACATTGTTGTCAAACCGCACACAAGTGAAAGTGAAATTCGGTTCTGCAACAAGCGGTGAAATCGACTACACGGGTGACGCATACCTTGTAAGCTACGAACAAGAAGCGGGCGTTGAAGAAAACGTGACGTATTCATTCGGGTTCACAGGAACAGGTGTGTTGACTCAAGCATCAGTTGCTTAATCAACAAAATGATTCGGGGCCGTCCATTGGGCGGTCCCTTTATTACAACAACAACAACAAAACAAAAAACAAATGACACAAATCATTGAAATCGGGGAACGTAAACACCCAATTCGATTCGGATTCAACGCATTGCGTGAATTCAGCCGAATGACTGGAACAACATTGGCAGATTTAGAAAATCTTGGAAACGATATGACATTGGATCAGGCGATTACATTGATGTATTGCGGATTCAAAGACGGCGCACGAAAAGAAAAGGCACCGTTTCGTTATGATGTGGCCGATGTTTCGGATTGGATTGATGAAGATGAGGCGTTGATCGAAAAGGCTTTTGCGGTATTCGAACAACAATTTTCTTCAGGTGAAAAAAAGTAAATGACCGAACGTCCACGGGCAGCGTTCAGTCATCCACATGGGATGATTTGGAGGCGTTTGCGTTCGGTCAAATTGGGTTGATGCCCGGTGTGTTCTACGATTTGTTGCCACGCGAATGGACCAATTTGGTTGATGGCTGGAATCAAAAAGAGAATCGCCGCGAACAATCGGAGTGGGAACGCACACGTTGGATGACAACGATTTTGCTGAATCCACACACGAAGAAACGGATCAAGCCAAAAGATTTGATTGTGTTCCCATGGGAAAACAAGTTGAAGAAAGACCGCAAGGTTTGGACACGTGGTGAAATTATCGCCACAATAAACGAACGAAAAGAACGCGCAAAGCAGAAAAATGGCGAATTTATCCAGTCTTAATTTCCGCCTAACGGCAAACATCAAACCATTCAAAACAGGTTTGAACAAAGCCGAACGATCAATGGATCGGATGGGCCGCAAGATGCAACAAACAGGGAAAAACCTGTCAATGAAATTGACGGCACCTTTGGTTGCTTTGGGAACGGTTTCGTTCAGTGTGTTCAAAGGTTTCGAGGCGGAAATGTCAAAGGTCAAAGCCGTATCAGGTGCGACCGCTGAAGAATTCAAAGCGTTATCCGATAACGCAAAAGAATTGGGTGCATCAACAATGTTCAGTGCCCGTGAGGTTGCAAGTCTACAAACAGAATTCGCAAAATTAGGTTTCACGGCGGATGAGATCACAAAGGTCACCGAAGGAACATTGGCATTGGCCCAAGCATCGGGAAGCGATTTGGCACGTGCTGCTGAAGTTGCTGGTTCAACATTGCGCGCGTTTGGATTAGATGCAAGTGAAACGGGTCGTGTCACGGATGTGATGGCGAAATCATTCAGTTCATCGGCATTGGATATGGAGACCTTTGCCAATTCAATGAAATTCGTTGCGCCCGTAGCAAAAAGCGCGGGGATGTCCATTGAAGAAACATCCGCGATGTTGGCGGTGTTGGCGAACGCTGGGATCAAAGGATCACAGGCGGGAACATCATTGCGCCGGATCATTTCGGAAATCGGTGCATCAGGAAAACCGACATCGGAGGCATTGAAAGATTTGGCCGCACAGGGCATTGGCCTTGCAGATGCGAAAGATGAGGTTGGACGATCAGCGCAATCGGCGTTGTTGATCCTTTCCGAAGGTGTTGATAGTATTGCACCATTAACCCAGCAATTCAAAAATTCAGCGGGTGCGGCAAAAGAAATGGCCGATGTAATGGGTGACAACGCATTCGGTGCTGGGAAGCGTTTGGAATCTGCAATGGAGGGTTTAGGCATTTCAATCGGTGAGATTGTTGCACAGGCCGTTGTTCCAATGATTGAGGGGTTTGCGAAACTTGCTGGAAAACTGAATCAGGCATCACCGGCTGCAAAGAAAACCGCCGTTGTCATTGGCGGGTTGGCTGCGGCCGCAGGTCCATTGTTGTTTTTAACGGGTGGATTGTTGCGGAATTTTAAGTTTTTACGCATTGCAATGATCAGGTCAAACACGATCACAAAGATTGCAACGGCATTGCAAAAGGCATACAATTTTGTATTGAAGGCCAATCCAATTGGTATTGTGATCACGGCATTGACCGCATTGGCTGGTGTTCTTTATTTGGTCAACCGTAGAAAAAAGGAAGCGGTTGAAATTGAAAAAGGACTGACTGATTCCGCAGAAGAAGATATTGCGAACACTCAAATCCGTCAAAAACAAGCGAACAACCTGATCAACACCATAAAAAGTCAAAACATTTCCAACGAACAACGCGGTCGTTTGATCCGTAAATTGAACACGGAATACAAGGATTTGTTGCCAAATCTTATTGATGAAAAGGATTCGGTTCAGGACATTGCGGATGCGCAAAAGGAAATGAACAAACAGGTGGCAAAGAAAATCGCCCTTATCGCATCACAGGATGAGATGACGCAAGCCACCAAAGAAGCGGTTGAAGCGCAAAAATTATTCAACAACACATTGAAGGTCAGCGATGGATTGGCTGAAAAATCACAGGCATCATTTGGCCGTGTGTTGTCATCTAAAGACATTGAGAATTATAAAGGATCATTGCAATCATTAACGCCCGAACAGGCTGCATTGGTTCAGGAAATAGATTTCAACAATCAAATGTTGGCGGTCAACAAAACCAAACTTGATGAGGCGAATGCCGCCGTTGTTCAGGTTGGTGAAAGTGTTGATCAATTGGCTGAATCAATGTCATCGGCAACAACCGAAACAAACGGTCTATCCGATGAAACGGAAGTGTTGAAACAGGAATTGTTGGATTTACCAAATAAAATGGAATCCGTTGGCGCGAGGTTGAAATCATTGAACGTGATGGAACCGTTGAAACGGGACCTGAAACAAGCCATTGACCTTACGAATGGATTGGCCAGGGGTATGTCAAACGAATTAGGGAATGCATTCGCACAAGCAGTTTTTGAAGGTGAAAATTTCTTCAAAGTATTTTTGCAAGGCCTGAAAAGAATGGCCGCACAATTGACTGCAACATTGATCACGGCAATTGCATTGTCGATTGTATTGCGAGCAGTCACAGGTGGAATTGGTGGAATTGGTAGCATCAAAGATATCGCTGGGACAATGAAGTATGTTTTGCCAGCGATGGGTGGAATTCCAATGTTGGCTGAAGGTGGTGTTGTAACTTCACCCACATTAGCAATGATCGGTGAAGGTGGACAATCCGAAGCGGTCATTCCATTGGATCGATTGGGCGAATTTGGCGGCGGTTCACAACGTGTGGAAGTCGTTGGCCGAATCAGCGGGTCGGACATTTTGTTGTCCAACGAACGCGCATCACGCAACAGAACAAGACAAAGAGGTTTTTAATATATGGCTATCAGATTACACGCGGAATTCACGTCATCATTCGGTATTGATTATGTGATAAATTTTCACGACAATGAATTCACCGGGGCATCGACAAAAATCAACGTTTCGAGTGATGGGTTTCAATTGAACTATTCGGGTCAAACCGACAACATATATTCCCCAATCATTGGGTCTTCATTAAACATCAACATATTAAACAAAGGTGAACCGGCGTTGTTGCAATACATCGAATTGTTGAAGCAATACCAACAAGACCGATTTTCAATTGTTGTCAATCGTATATTCACGAACAACAACGCGAATGTTTTTGCACAATACGAATCGCGCGTTGCAATTGATGGCGGCGAAGTTGAATCAACGGCTTGCTATAAACAAGCGGTGATTGATTTAGGAGGCTCAGTTAGCACAACCGAAGAATTGTTTTGGGCTGGAATGATTGTTCAAGATTTGATTGAAGTTGAAGACGTTTCATTTCCGTCAATTTTTAGCATTCAAGCAACCGACGGGATTTCAAAATTGAAGGACACGTTGTGTGGAACGTCATTCTTCAGACAATTCACAAATCAATTCATCAACGCATTGGACCAAGTTGGCGCACTGGAAATATATGGCGCAAACGACCCCGTGTTCGTTGTTGTGTGTGATTGGTGGGCGCAAGAAATGACCTACAACGCGAACAACAATCCGTTGGATGAAGTATTTGCAGATTTCCACGCGTTCGACACGATTGACGAACAAGGATTTTATACCAACAAAAATTGGTTTGAAATCTTGTCGCAAATGTGCACGATTTTCGGTTTACGTTTTTATTATTCGGATGGTCAATATCGATTGGAACAATTGTTTCAACGCGACAATGCGACATTCACGGAACATCGATATAAAAAGAATAAAACAAAGATTGACCAATCGGTTGTTTCTTATGAAAGAACGATTGACCAATTGTCGGGGCAAGCGCGATTGGCTGGAAATATTTTCAATTTCTTGCCAGCGGTGAACGACGTGTCCATCACGCTGAATCAAGAACCAAAAGCAATGAAGGGTGTGACGTGGAAAAACGGCGTCGACCCCGATTTGGCTATTGGTTTGATTTCATCCGCTTTGCAGAATCAATTGACGTTGGTGTTCAACCACCAAATCAAATTGTTTTTAAATGTCAATGTCAATCAAAACAACATCTTTGCAAAGATGAAATTGAACGTTGAATTGTTTGATTTCAACAACAACGTCACGTACTATTTAAAACGCACATACACGGGAACAACGCCATCCACACCCGTATGGACAACAACACAATCGGGTTCGGGTTACGAAGTTTTAATTGGCACGTTCCAAGAATTCAGCGGTCAAGTGACGTTGGGAAATTCCGATGTCATTCAAATCGGTGGGCCAACGACAATCGTCACGCCTCAAGTTCCAGCGGATGGCGATATGACCATCAATTGGGATTTTATTGGATTCGTTGAAACGAATGGTTCCGTTCGTGGTTTGAATATTGGGAACTCGTCATCGTACAAGATGACGTTGCAATCGGTCGATTCATCGTTCGGTTCAATACAAAATCAAACAACAAGAATCCGCGCCGTGTCGCCGAATGCCGACATCAATGGTTTGGTTTCTTATGAATTGCCCGAAACAAGTATTTTCACCGGGCAAGGCGAACGCGGTTCATTGGTCAATCAATACGATGTCGGCGGTTTATTGATAAAGGTTCCATACACCAATTGGCGCGAAGGCAATTCCGGTTCTTATGTTGAAATCCAAAAATTGGTTTGCAAAGAATTATTGAAACTGATGAACAATCCCGTTGAAAAATATGCGGGCGCAATGTTTTCCGTTCACGATTTCAAGGAGCGTTTGAAATTTGACCAAAAGATTTGGATTCAATTAGGCGGAACTTTCAACGCTAATCGTGACGAATGGGATGGCGAATGGTTTGTGATTGAAAAAGCATCCATCACACCGACGTTTGACGATGCGGCTTTTCCAACGGACAACGTGGGTTTTGGCAACGTCAATAGTTTGTCGGGCGGTGTTTCTTTTGACGGAATCGACGCCGTGAATGTTGACACAAACGTTTTGGACGTTACGACGTCGGCAAACGTCGGCACTGATTTGGATGTCGGCGGCAACACTGGATTGACGGGTTCGTTGAGCGTCACCGGCGGTTCAACACTTCAATCAACATCGGTTGGCGCATTTACCACAACGCAACAAGTGAGCGTCACAATCAACAACATCACGGGGACACCCGGCGGTTCAGAAACGTTGACGTTGAATGACCATTTCAATTTCATCAGTTATTCGGGTGGAAATGGAACGTACACCATAACGTTGCCGAATGCTGATTCCGGCGTCATCATGCGATTCAAAACCGACGACACGGTTGCGGCAAACAAAACAATCACGTTGTCACCACAATCGGGACAACGCATTGATGCGGAATCAACATATACGATGGACAGAAGTTACGACGGAATCACGTTGTTGGGAAACAATTCCAGTTGGTTCATCATTCAGAAGAAAGAGAAATAAAAATCCGTTTAACGATTGTTATATTTACAAAACATAAAACATTCACAAAATGAATAACGCTCAATTTTATTACCTACTTCGTAGAGGCGTATTCGGGTCGAATTTAGGGTCGGTTGTTTCCGATTTCCGTTCCCGCGTATTGTCCGACGGAGGCATTTTCGAATCACAAACTTGCGTCAACAAAGCCGTTGCCGCCTTAAAAATAGACGCGTAATATGGGAACATTTTTTGACGACGCCAGCCTAGTTATGATACCTTCGGGAGTGAAGGAAAG